TGTTAAAGCTGGTATTTTTGTAGTAAATATTTGATTACCTTCTATAGTTGCAATACCAGCAGCAGATCTAGCTAAAGTAGTATCTGAAGCGTGGCCTAGTTCTATATTACCACTTGTTGTTAGTCCAGTTAAAGTTCCTAGTGACGTTATATTTGTTTGTGCCGCTACTTGTATTACACCGCTATTATTTACAAATGTAGTGCTACCAGTTTTAATAACACCAGTAGCAGAATCTAATACAATATCACCATCAGCAACAAGATTCATATGTGCTGTACTACCACCACCACTTTCAAATGTCGTTAATGTTGTTTCTCCATCATCTTTGGTATCTATCGTAAAGATATCAAGAGAACTAGCTCCTGATCTAATTTTAAAATCAACAGAGCTATTTGGAGTTTGAACTACTATTCCTGTCGTGAGACCAGGATCGCCGCCTGAAAGTGAAATATCTAATCCGGTTTGCAATACAGATCCTTGATCACTACTATTAGTTAAATCTACATCTATACCAGTTGCTATAGGTATACCAGCTGCGTTATTAGTAGCGCTATCATCATAATCAATATATATCCCTTTAAAATTATTAGCTTGACTAACACCAAGAGCACCGGTTTTATTGTAGTCAATAGATAACACAGTACATGAACCACTTGTTGTGTCGGCATTTGTAATACTTAAATCAATACAATTATGTAAACTAGACCCAGTGTGTATACCAGTGTAATCTATAAAACTACCAGTTGACAACGCATTACCAGTAACATTTATAATATCAACTGTAGTATTTTCAGCATCAATACTTAAAGCAATTTGATCTGCGTCGTCGTTATCTATACTTAAAGCTGAATTACCAGAAGTGGAGCCAGGAGTTATGCTTACAATACCTGTAACCCCTAAAGCACTACCAGAGAAAGTAAGGTTTTCTTCGGCGTTTATAGCATCAGCACTGGTAGCTGTTAATACTCTATTATTATCACCGTTTGTCATAAAATCTGATACGTCTACAGTGAACTCTGTACCACCTAAATCAAGACCAGTTCCAGCTGTATATGTTGTATTAGTATCAGTTACGGTTTCCGTTGCCGATGTTAAACCTGTAACGTGACCATATGTATCTAATGTTATATCTTGTATATACGTCCTACCAGAGTTATCAACGCTAGCTTGAGATGATGTGTCTTCGTGGTTTATAGTTATTGCTCCAGTATCTCCTCCTCCAGTTAAAGCATCTCCAGCTGTAACACCTGTTATATCACCAACAGATACGTCTTGTTTATATAGCTTTCCATTAGCATCAATTCCAACAACGTGATCTTGAGCTGATTCAGTTACATCTTCTAGATAGACATCATTACGAAATCTAGATATATAATCCCATATGTGTTGACCTATCCATTTCATTTATTCCCAATTACGTTCGTATTTTTTTCTTTGATCTACCATAACGTAATGTATGGTATCGTTTTTCCCACAATGTGGGCAACTTAATCTCTCTATTCTTGAGGCCTCATTTATCTTCCATTCCATTCTACATGATGAACATGTATAAATATAAGTATGTCTAATAAAAACCTCATGACCCATTTATAATCCTATTTCAAATCCAAAGTTTAATAGCATTAATCTAAATTTATTCTTACAACATACATCATCACTTTTACAAGCAGCACACCACTTTATCTCCCATATTGTTAACCATCCAAATCTGAATGTAAAATCTATTTTGTTCTTTTTGTTACTTGATTTCCAAGAATTTATCCAATTTACCATATTTTAATTTATTGTTTCTTTATTATAATTACATGTTTATTGGTGAGCATAACATTTTTTGCTCTCATTCTCAGTTTTGTTCTTGCATCTATCACCATTACTTTTTATAGCCGTACATCTATATTCTTTGATTCCATCACCATCTCTATCCATACCATCTTCAAAATCCATATGATGATAACACTTCCAAGTTTTTTCTGCTGTCTCAGTAGTATTACCACATCTTTGACCACTAGATCCAACGCCAGAGCATTGAACAGTTTTAATTCCTTTCTCTTCTTTTTCTTTTTCTTCAATTTCCTTTTCTTTTTCTTTTTCTATTTTTTTCTCTTCTTTTTTCTTTTCTTGATTTTTTATTTTTGCTTCATCTTTAGCCTCTTCTAGTTCTTCATCTTTAATACCCAAATCCCATCTACTCCACCCAAGAGCTAATAAAACTCTTTTCCACGTCTCATGGTTACCTGTTATAGCTTCTTCTAAATTATTAGCTTTATTTTGTATTCTAGCTATTGGGACGTTAAATAAAGCCTCTATGATATTTGCGCTCATAGTTAATTTAGGATTTTCAATTCTCCAACCTAATTCTTCTGACACCCCCTCGTTCCAAGCATCTGCATAATAAGCATTAACTATTTTCCTAACCTTACTTCCAATAGGTGGAGAAAGGTTCACAACCTCAAGAGCTATTTTTTCTATTCGTTCTTTACCCCATTCTTTATCTTTTTGGTTTTCCCATTGCACGACTGTGTTCTTAAGAGTTGATGCTAACGCTCCATATAAACCAGTACCTCTTAAGAAAGAATCTAACGTGCTATTTAAAGTTCTAGTTGTTTTATCCTCTATCAACTCATCTTCCTCATCGCCCCATATTAAAAACGCTAAAGCATTTTGTAAAGCTGAGAAAACTATATTTTGTACCATACCATAGTAAGCTATTTTAGATACATTAGTTTTCCAATCACCCCTACCGTTAATTAAGTCTGACAAAGATTTTTTAGTTAATCTACCGTACTGCATTGTAACGTTTTGGAAAGCTAGTACTATTCTACCTAATACACTTGCTTGTTGTTGTGATATTAAATCTTCTCTTGACGATTGTTGTGTTTCCTCAGCTATCTCTTGAAAGTCTAGCATTGTTTGATCCTGAGCCGCGGACTTAGACATACCTTCTTTTATATACTTATTGTATCTATTTCTATAAAACGTAGCTCCACCAAAGGCAATAGCAAAACTATCTGCAAGTTGTGTGGGTTTAAAACCAAATTGAAGTAAATGATTTATAACAGTCTGAGGACTATATCCTTTTTCAGCAAAGGTTTTAGTTAACTCTGATGCTGATACATCCGTTTGTAATCCACCTCTTCTTTGTTTTAATTGATCAGAATTAAACAGTTTCACAAAGTCTTTCCAAAATTGAGGTTGATTAGCAAAAGCAGCGGATGCTTTAAACATATTATTATCTGACCAATTAATAAAGTTAACAGTAGATATAGTCTGTAATACAGCTGATCTCATATTAAAGAACATAATAGCGCCAACAGAACCATTTATCCAATTAGTAAACCAATTAACATCGCTGTCCTTACCTCGTGATCTATTGCCACCATTTTCCATACGATATAATATGTCTTCTAATGACTCTAAAAATCTACCACCATATAAAGCTTCTACTTTATTTAAGTTTTCTGGAGAAAATATTATATTTTTATTTTCTATCCATTCTTCTAAGAATTCTTTTCTACCAATTTTATCTACAACATTTCTTAAATCTGATGGTATAGCCTCCATCATCCAGTTTTCATTAGGCTTAATATATCCATCTTTTCTTTTAGTTATAATAGATAAGCTCTCTGCAAAAGATTTTATATCTGAATTGTTATTTACGTGATTAACTAAGGTTTGTTGCAAAGATTTAGATATACCTGGTATATCAAAACCAGCTTTGCTCCACAAGTAAACCCTCACAGCTGTGTCATTTGTAAAACTTGTTCCTGGTATTTTTTTATTTAAATTCTTTTTAACTTTAGGGAATTCTTTTTTTAAAGCCTTATAATCATTAACCATGTTTTGCTTATAAGAATTCCAAGCTTTAATTCCTTTAGCAAAAGGGGTCAATAAGTTATCAGCAAAAAATCTCATATCAGCATCACCTTGTTTTCCTTTACCTAAGAAATAATATAATAATCCTTTAAAGTCCTCAGCAGAAGGTGGTATATAAAGACTTTTTATAAATCTAGCAATATTAGGTTGAGACCCTCTTTTCCTTGCCTCAGCTGAAGAAAAAACTTTTTCAGCCTTAACTCCTTTTCTACGTTCGATAATTTTATTAAATTCTAAGTTAGAATCATTTATTCTTTTACTAAATGCTTGGACGACGTTAGACTTGATGTCTAATTGATCTAATACTTTTTTAACAGCTTTAACATTTTGCAAAGCGTCGTCAACAAAGTACATATCATTATATCCTTCTGCAAATTTTTCTAACATCCATTGAGCTTTAGCGTTACCAGTGCTATTAGCTAAACCAGTTATATTTTTTATTGGTATATCTAACCCTTGGCCTTTTAAGAATTGCTGTATAGCAAAAGCAGAGGCTTGTGGCCTAGCTGTTAAAACAAACATATCTTTAGTACCATATTTTTCAGCTCTATTTCTAGCTTTTTGAAGTAACGGCCCTGGTGTTCCATCAACAACTTTATTAAATTCTGAAAAATCAAATTCAGCACCTTGCTGTAATAAATTATCACCTTTATTGGCAAACTCTTCAGCTGTTAACCTACCTTTAATATAACCTGTGGTAAAATCATTTATTTTATTTACAAGAGTTTTAGGCATTGGATCTCCTTGTTTTAATTTATTGGTATTTACTTCTGCAAAATTATTACCAAACTCTTCTTTAAAAGCTTTTTTATTTTTTTGAACAGCTTTCCAATTACGCTCAACTATAAAATCTTTTAATGATCTTTCTTGTCTAGCTTTATTTCTTTCTAATGCTGTTTCTAAAGAGCTTTCTACGAATAACATTTGAACGTCGTAACCAGCATCTTTATATTTTTGCACTTGAGTAGACATTGATATAGTACTAGCCCCAGTACCATCTACAACAACACCGTCACCTCTACCCTTAAATTTAGTCGCTTTACGCTGTGCTATGTCCCTAGCCTCCCATTGTAACTCTCCCCACTTGCTAGCCTGCTCAGGTGTAAAATCTCTCATATCTGTAGGTAATCCACTATTTTTAGCTAACCATTCTAATGATATATCTTGATTAACCATCTTAAATCCTTGTGCTTCTAAACCTAATTGTTTTACAACGTTTGATTTACCACTACCAGCACTACCAGCTAAGAATATAACTTTCTTTCCAGGCATTGGTTTGCCAGTATTATTTGGTATAGTATATCTAATACCTGATTTAGTTCTAGCCAATGTATCATCAAAATCAAAGGTAGACATTCCTTTTATTGTACTATTTACAGCGTTACTTATCTTAGCACTAAAAGCGTCGTTTATAGTTTCTTTTGCTTTTCTTTTAGAAAACGATTCAGCTATTCTTATATCACCACTAGCGTTAATATTAAACGTTTCAGCCATAGTTCTACCATCAAGCATTTCTATAGAATTAGGATCTATTCCACCGTCTATAGCTTCTACTATATTGTTAAAATACCTTTGCCAAAATTTTCCATCCACAACGCTCCAGTTATCAGGCATTCTTCTTTGTAAACTAAACCCACTTAAAGTTCTAGCATCTCTCAACTTAGTGTCCATAGCTTTATCTAACGCTATTAACTTATAGTTATCAATAACTAAATCATATGCAGTATTAAAATCTATATCAGGAGCTAAAGAAGAATTTAATAAATACAAATAAGCACTAGTAGCGGGCATTGCATGCTCTAATTCGTATCTAGCTCCAGTTATTTTTTTAGAAAACCCCACGGCTTGCGCCCCTAGTTTATGCCAGTTCTTAGTGTCATTAGCAACTAATCCTAAATAATGTGCTATATGCGGAGCAATAGTTCTATCTTTTTTTATAGCTTCATTTATTCTCACCCAAAGAGCTTTATGTATAGCACCTACATTATTATTAAACTTTTTTATTTTCTCCTTGTTATTTCTTAATGTTTCAGGGTTTTTAAACAAACTACTAAATTGATTTCTAAGTGACCATATTTCACTTGCTTTTACACCAGGTATAGGCTTTCCGTATTTTATTGATTTATCGTTTTTTAATTTTTGTATTTCTTTCATTAACACTGGCCACAAAGGATTACTTGAAGAATCAAAATAATGCCTAGCATTACTAGTAAATGCGGTTCCTTCTCTAGGTCCAAACCAAGCCTCTTTTGGTAATAATGGTAGTACAGAGGTTTTTAAATTATGAATATACGTTTTTATATCTTTTTTGGATTTTATTTTAAAAGTTTTAGGTAAACCATGTATTTTTAAAACGTGATCTTTACCTATAAACTCACCACCTTGAAAATCATCTTGAATAAAGTTTTCTACCTGTTCAAATCTTTTACTAAATACCTGCTCCCCTTTACCCTCGTTAAGTCTAGCTATAATATTAGCTTGAGCTAATTCATTTTCTATAGTATTCATTGTTACCTCTTGAATAGCGGCTAACGTGGCTACTTGTACTACATATTGATTAATGGCACCATCAGCATCTGTTCCAGGTTGTAAAGAACCATCTGGATTTATCCCGAACGTATTTAAAAATTCTTCTTTAGTTATATTAGTTCTTTTTGTTTGTGTAGCAAGTCCAGATGCTGTAGCTCCTCCAGCAAATTCAGCTCTACCTCCTTTAATATAAAATGCCTCAAGTAGTTTTTTAGAAAGGCCAGTTGCTCTACCACTTCTATCAGCTCCTTCAGGTAAAGCGTTTATTACGTTATTATTAAGTGTACCATCTTCATTTACGGCCTTATCAAATATCCATCCTTGCGCTAATTTTCTTTGATTATCATCTAAGTTTTGATTAGCTAATATTCTAAGTGGATCAACTCCAAAATCAGAAGATATAGCATTTAATGTTTCAAATAAAGGCCCAGTTGGAATAACAGCTTTTTCGGATTTTGCTTGCTTACCTGTTTTTGGATTTAGTACTTTAGGGTCAAACTCTTTTTCTACTAATAATTTTTTTATATTTTTGTAGGTACTAAATTTAGCATTAGGATCAGTTATAATATCTAAAGGTATGTATGTTTCTTTCACGTTGTTCTCAACAGCTTTTTTAACTTTATTAGGTAAACCAAATAGATCCATTACCATTATAAGATCATCTAACATATCTTTATTAGCCTTTTTAGCTGTAACAGATAAATCTGCATTATCTATCTCATCATATATAGATTCTTTTTCAGCTTCTATAACATCAGCGTAACTTTGACCATCAGATGTTTGCCTATCTAAAGAACGTTTATCTGTACCACCTTCTTTGTCAAAATAATCTTTTTGAACAGTTTGTTTTGCCCAGTATAATATACCATTTTTTCCAAACAAATAACCTGCTGCACTATTATTTTCTTTAGGATCAAAGTTTTTTAACCACCTCATTTGAAGTTCGGTTTTTACTTTTCTCATATAATCTTGCTGTACTTCAAAAGGTAATCCTTTAGGATCAAAACCACCTTGTTCTTCTAATATCCTACTATCTAAAGAGCCTTTACCAGAGTCCATAATATATTGCCATACAGCAACATTATCAGCTTCACCTTTTTCTTTCCACTCTTTTTTGTTTTTATATTTTTTAGAACCATCTTCGTTTCTAGTGTGCTGATCATATTTATTTACTATCTTCGGGTTATTTTTCATCCACACAGCAGAAGACTCACTGAACATGCTCATGTTTTTTCTATCGGCTGGAGTTTTGGCATTTTTAAACATTTTGCCATTAGCTCCTTTAGCCAACATTTTAGCTATAGCTTTACTTGGTTTGTTATTTTTTATAGAATAATGATAATCTTTTAAAAAGTTTTTAATATCATTACTTTTATTAAATGCTATAGGTGCGTTAAGATAATCTTGAGAGTATCTTCTAAAAACATCTTTAGATTTTTGTAAAGCACTAGTTTTAAATTTAACATCCCCATCCATCATCATTTGAGAAATTATTGCTAGACCTTCTTCACCTCTAAGATTAGGATCATATGAGTTTACCCTTTTATTAAATTCATTAGCTTTTCTTCTAGACGAAAAAACTACATCATCACCTGTTAATATTTCTTGTAGCTGATCACCTAAAACCTCCCTCGCCTTAGGATCAAATTTTAAAGTATTCGCAAAAGTAGCATGTACGAACTCATGACTTAATTCGTTGAATCTTCCATCTTCAATAGCTGCGTCTCTATTCATTAATATAGCCATGTCAGATATATTACCATCTTTATCAAACTTAGGCTGCATAACACCATAATCGCTATTGTTTAATATATTACTAGCTATATTAACAACCGACTCTGGATTTTTTAATTTTTCCCTAGCGTCTTGTATCTCTTCTGGTGTAGAATTCTTGTCATTGATTATTTCATTTAATCCTTGTACAATACCTTCTTTTTCAGAAGCAATGTTTTCTAATTCCTTGCTATCTAAACCTTCATTATTTTCTTTATATTTTTTTACTTCTTCCGCATAATCTTTTTGATTTAAAGTTTTAATAACAACTTTTGGAGCCCCCATTAACTCAGCTTCTTTCAAAGTTTCGTTCATGGTTTGTAATATTTCTTGATGTTTTTTATCTATATCTGCTTGAGTATATTTATTTAATATCGCATCTCTTTGATCAGCCCTTGCATCAACCTCTTCCTGAATTTTAGCCATTTGAAGCTCTTTCTCCTTATCGCTTAATTTGTCATTTAGCATTATATCGTCACCCATCTTTCTAGCCAAGAAATCTTCTTTATCTAAAGTGATTAATTCTTTTTTCTCGGCATTAGATAAAACATCAATCCTTTTTATTTCATTCTGTAATAACTCATAATTTTTGTCTGTTAACTCTATTATTTGAGCTAATTGCTTTTTGGAATCAGGGTCAGCATTTATCAAGTCTTGAACTTGTATATCATTACTTACACTAAAACTTCCATCTTCTCCTTTAAGTCCACCGTCTAAAACAAACTTTACCATTTCTTCCTTAGTAACACTTTTTCCATTTATTTCATAAGCGGGAGCGTCAGTAGCATTTGTTTCACTAATTGGTTGGCTAACTACTTCTCCATTTTTAAAAGTAGTCGTAGTGTTAGCGCTAGCTGATGTGAAACCATTTTCATCAAACCTATTTTTAACTTGATTAATTAGGTTTAGTATTTTAGTTTCATTTTCACCCACCTTCTGGTTGTAATCTTTAGTTCTAAATGGACTCATCATTTTGTTCGCCATTGATGGAGACTTATAAGCATTTGTCATCACTATACCGCTAGCAAAAGACTCATCCACGCCATCATAAATATGAACATCTTTCATACCACTAAGATATATATCAGCCCAGTTACTAGTGAATTGAGTTAATCCTTCACCAAGACCCTCAAGGAATGTATCACCAGTATAAATACCCATGCTTAAGGCTATACTTTTAGTGTCAAATATATTTGTTTTTAAACCATTATCAAATCCAAACTTACCTAAATTTCTAGCTTTTTTTGCGTTATTAACAATAGGTAGAGTAATAAACTTTTCAAAAGCATATTCACTTAATGCTGTTAAAGCAACGTTACCATACATACTCCAACCACCGTGATCTTGACCCTGCTCCCCACCTGTTTGAAAGTATAAATTTCTCTCTGTAGTAAGTTCTCTCCATTTACCTGTTCCAGATTGAGTAGATAAAATAATCGGAGCGTAACCACCTGTTGCTACCACCAAAACTGTATTAGCAGCTTGTTCACCAGCAAAGTGAGTTAACCAATCACCTACGTCACTTAAACTAGATATACTATTAAAATCTTTACTTTTTCTCCAAGTTGATCTGTAATCAGCTTGCTTTTCGTCCCATCTAGCACTTTCTTGTTCTAAGTAATCACTCGCCTGTATGTACGCTTTTATTAATTTATCATCTCTACCTCTTAGATTATTTTTCCCACCAGCTATATCTAAACTTATATTTAAATATAAATCTGCTAAATCTAAAGTCAGCATTTGAACGGCATCAACAGTACTATTCCAAGCTCCTTTTACAAAAACAGTACCTGGTTCATGATTTCGTTTTAAACCATCAGAAAGCAACATTAACTCAGATTCATTTAAAGATCCCTCTTCAATTTCGGTGTTCTTATCCCTATAAAGTTTTTCTAAAGCAATTATTTCATTTAATTTAACATTATATGTTAATAGTTCCTTAGCAAACTCAGGATCTACATTAGCTATCCTCATCATAGCAGCCTCATTAGTTGCTAAGTTATTCATATTAGTAGCCCCGTATTCATTTGCTATAGCCGATATCATAGCAAATCTTTCTGTATCTTTTTGAATAGTATCAATAGAAGTCATTATAGGCGTTAATTCATTTATAGTATCTTCTATTTTTACACTAGTATTTTTAATATCAACTATAAGATTAGCGTTTTCTTCCTTTACTTCTTTTAAATCAACTTTAGATTCACTAAATAATTTTTTTTGTATATCAGCTTTATTCCACCAATTATCTGAAAGAAATATTATATCACTTCTTAATTCTTCTTCGAAATCTTCAATATAAAGAGTTTCATTAGCAAGTTGTCTACCAAAATTATCCGCTATACCAAAATCTATTTGTTTAAATATATCTCTATATTTTTGTGCTAATTTTGGATTACTCACCCCTTTTGAATCAGTGAGTATTCTCTTTTTAAGATATCTGAAGTCAGAACTCCCCATTGCTTTATTTAAAGCCTTTCTTCCATCCTCGGTGTCAGTGTCATGATCTTTATAGAAAGCGGCTTCGTCACCTTTATACTTATGATGTTGTTTTATGTATGCACTTAGAACTATCTGATCAATATACTGGTTTTGGCCCTCTACTACTAAAGCTAGTTCCCTACGATACTGCGTCATTTTGGATTTACTTCCCGTTTTGAATTCATCTGGAAGTAATTTCCAAAGTTCAGCAGCTTTGCTACTACCTATTTCGTCGTATATCAAGCCGTTTCTCCATCCTAACATTTTACCATCTAAGATGTGAAAAGTACCTTTATCATCTAAATATTGAGCGTTAATCTGAGCATACAAATCTAATACCTCATGGTCTGTTTTGCTAGACATTCCCCAAGCTTCTTTTAATTCATCGAGATAGTTAACGGCGTTATGCACTCTCTCCATTTCAATTTTACCGTTCACAACTTCCGCGCCTATATCTTCCCTAACCCTTTCTAGAACAATATCTAATTCCGAGGTGCCGTATGTAGCATGCTCTGCTATCCAATCATTAACTTTATTAGCATTTTCTATAGCGCCAGATTTAGTCTTACTTGCGTAATTAGTTGGAACTACAATATAATCCCTCCCCTCAATTCCATCTTTATCACCACCGGGTTTTATAATTTTAACCGCAGAACCCTTCCAATTATCTTGCTGAAATTGAAAGCCATGTTTAAAATAATGTTGTTGAAGCTTCTTTATAGTCTCTGTTTCAGATAAAGTAAAAAATTGAGGACTTACTATTCTAGGACTTGAACCCGGATTATCTACAAAAGATTCGTAATTAGGATTGGACTTAAGCATGTCATTGTTCATCTGCCTCAAAGATAAAGACTCACCATATTCTTTAGACCCTAATAGTTTATCCTCCTTGCTAACGCTGACTTGATCATCTTCTGATAATAAATATAATCTATCTTCATGCGGATTATATCCGTACTTACCAGACATAATTTTTTCTTTAACCTCATCCTGTCTGTTATAAAATTCATCATCATTATAAAGTGCAATTTTTGATCCATCTTCCCTACTTTTAAACATAGCGATATCGGCACCTTTTTGATCTTTAAAATATTCGTCAACAAAGTAACTCCTATTATCAAACCACTGCTTAGCGTTATCATACGTTAGTATTTCATCAACATTTCCAAATTCAGTTTCTGCTAAATTTCCTTTTATACTACTTTTTATATTTATGGGCTCATAAGTATTTTCTAATTGTATTTTTTCTTCAAAATAATTACTTTTCCAATCTGCAGCTTCTTTTGTACTTTTTTTAATATTGTCCCATTCTTTTTCCTCTCTTTGTTCTTTAATCTTATCTTGAAGATCTGTATTTTCTAGTTTATTTTTTTTATGGGTTTCAATTAATTTTTTAGTAGTTTCTCTAGAATTACTAGGTATCTTTACGCTCCATAGTATTTCGTTGGTATCAGGATCCACATTTTTTTGAACAGCATTACGCGGGTCGGTTGGATTAAAACCATAACCTTTGTTATAAACCATGTTTAATATAAACTCGTCTGCACGTCCATCTTTACCATCTAACGGTAGCCCATTTTCGATAGCGTGTTTAAACCAATCATCAGCATTGCCCGCGTGTAACATTATATCTGGCCTACTATTTAAATAAGTATTATGATCACCACCTATAACTTCATGAGCTAACGGACCTGTGTAGCTTTCGCTTCTTGAACGCTTGTCTTGTTCTATTATTTCTTTATCTGTAAATTCTTTTTGAATTAGATCATCTTGGATATCAAGATTATCTTGAGATTGATTTATCTCTTGGGTACCGTCTTCGATTTCTTCGTTTTTATCTTCTTCAATTTCTTCTTCTTCTTCTTTAACGACATCAGTGTTTATATTTTCTTCACCGGTTTCATTTAACGTATTTTCAACGGATATTTCTTTAGTATCATTTTTCAGTGTAGCACCATCATGCTCTAATAGCCAATCCGCCTCTTCTTCAGCTGTTATCTCGTGCTCTACACCGTTGTGTATATATAGTTTTTTTTCTTCCATACTGTTTCGTTAGTTACCCGTTTATAATTTTCACAATACTAAGATCTTGTAGACTGAGGTATCATAATACTTCCAGACTGCTTAGATTGGGGTGTTTGTTGGTTTTTCCACTGCATTTCTCTTCTAACATCTTGGTTTAGATTATCATAATAATTTTGTTCCATAGCTTTGGTATAATAATCAACTAAATACTCTTGTAATATATTTTCATCTTTTAATATATTGGATACTATATTCGTTGCGTCTTCAGGGGTTATACCGTCTTCTTGCGTTGGATCCATTAGTTTAATTTGCTCCTCATCAAATCCTAGATCTTTATATGTATTACTTTGTATAGCAGATAATAAGTCATCTTTAAAAACTCTATTGCCAAATATTTTATCAGTAGCCAAAGATCTAATATCACCCATTTCAACTATTTTTGATTTCACATCAGAATACGCTTTTTGGAAGTTAAATTCCGCGTTCTCACCAGTTTGAATAGTTGAGGCTAACTTCTGCTGATCTTGAACCATCATTTTGAACATATTTTTTGATGCTTCATCAACGTATCTATTTTTTACTAATTTCTCTATATCATCCATAGAGGTCCAGCCATCGTGTAGTTCATATCCTGGAACGTTACCATCGTATGTAACCTCATTATTACCATTAACTATATTAGTCATGTCATCGGTATATTCTGCTAACTTTTCAGTAGGATTATGTCCTATGCCTGAACCAGTTTTTAGCATGCTAGCTAGATTAACTTTAAATTGTTCAGCTGTTTGTAATCTAGTACCTGTCTGTACGACATCTGCTTCTAGCATAGCTTGATCTTCTTTGTCTCCATTAGCATAATCAGCTTTCATTCCTTCAAACTTTTCACGTAATGCACTCATTTGGTCTTCTGGAAAAGCTGGCTCTTCATTTATCTTAGAATCCATTAAACTAAAGAAATCTTCATTTGAAGTTGGCACTGCTTGAGGTGCTCCTCGGTCGCCATATGCTTGTGTAGGATCAACTTGTTGTTGACTTTGTGGAATATACTCTTCTGGCATAATTATATTTGTTTAAATTCTACGTCTAGTTTAGAGTAATCTACTATATCATACTCACCATTATTTATAACAGCGTTAACTGGTACCTCATCAGACATGACACCTTGATAAATTCCTTTTCCTAATAGTTCGTTTATATACTCAAAAGCATATATATTTAGACCACTAGCAGATTTACCTATTAATTTAATATTCTTTTTAAATCTTCTATCAGATAAACCAAGGGCCTCCCCTATCTTAGGTATCAATGGGATAGCCTGTGGGAGAGCTTGTCCAATAGCTTCATTTTTCATAGCATTTGCCTCAGCAGCTTGTTTTTGATAGTGCTGGTATTCTGAAGAAGCATCTTGAAGTAAAGCTTTTGTTTTTTGCATATTCTGCATTTGCGCCGTTTGTTCGCCAGCAGCTATTTGTCTAGCAACATCCGTGGCACCTTGTCTTTCTCTTGTTTGTATACTACTAGCTTCTTTAGCCATAGCCATTTGATTACCTGCCTCTTGTTGACCAATACCAGCCGCTGATTTCTGTGCAGCTATTTGGCCTTGTTGAGCTAGTTGTTGCGCTAGTGCCGCTATACCACTACCACCAGCTGCCCCTCTTAATCCAGACATAATGTTAGATTGACTTTGTGCAAATTGTTGAGATGCAAATTCTGCTTCTTTCTGATTAACAGTTAAATCTTCCATAGTATTTTCCATACCAGCAAATTGGTTTTGCATACCTTCAAATGGATTAGTCATATTCATATTTGCTAGATCCTCTCTAAATGTATCTCTTGCTAACTTTGCGTCAGCTTCTAAACCTTCTGCTTTTTTAGCGGTTTTATGAGCTGATATACCCTTAAACACGGCGCCAGCTACACCAGCTAACTGCATCCATATTTTAAAAGGTGAATCTTCGTGTCTTTTAATTGTTGCCATATCTTATTTTTACTATTATATAGTTACATTTTTTGCTTGTTATTTACTACTTTCGTTGATCTCACAACTAGTCGCAAACATCTCAGCCTTTTCTGTAGAATCATTTTTAAATTTAGCAGAACCATAATAACCCACTAAAGAAGAGCAATTAACAGTATTATCTTTAGAAAATAATATAAAGCTAGATGTAGTAGGTGGAGTTGCATTGTTAATCATGTCGCACGTTATATTAAAGTAGTCTTGATCAGATAAATATCCACCATCAACAGAGGTTACCTTACCTATAGTTATTATATTATCTTGAGTAAAATTATCACCTATTTGAAACCCACCACTAGATGATGGATCAATATAGTAAGCTGTGTCACCTACTTGTATAGATGCTTGTGCTTGGGTTGTTGCAAATGTTAATGTAATTGGTATCATAATTTATTATGTTATTATTTGATCTAAATCTAAAGTCATATATACTCCACCCACTCCCCATTTTTTAATAAGTACATCTGCAGTTATTGTGTATGCAGTAGTACCCAACCCACTTGCTTTTATATTAAAGATCTCAACGTGTGTGCCACCGTTATTTGCTGGCACAGAGTTAGAGAAATGTGAAATAGTAGCATCAGTACTAGAAAATACTGGTAGACCACCAGTAGATCCTACAGCAGCAAAGGTCCCAGATGAGCGACTAGGAATCTCCCATTTTATGGAAAAGAACGAAGGAACATTAGGAACTTGACTAGGGTAAGCGTTTATTATACCTTTGTATTTATAAAAATTTGTTGGGCCAGTGTAATCAGCATCAGTCTCTTTGGTTAATATCCACAAAGTAGGAGAGTTATATTGCCCTATAGTATAACGAGGGTTTTGTATAGGAATATTAGGCCCTAATGTTGTCCCAGACTTTGGATAAATATTTATATCGTAAAATTCTCGAACCCGAAGGAGAACAACGCTACCGTGATCTAGTGATATTGAGGATGACAATAATAACTCATCAACATTATCACCATCTGGATTAACTTCTACCACAGTTACCTCAGGACTACTAGGTATATCTTCATGGGTAATTCTATCACCCACATTCGCGATACGACCAGAAGTAAAAACCCCTTTGTTGCCACTTAATGCACCACTACCTGGCATCGCGAGTACAATTCTACCCCTTATCTCAGAATATTTTGGAAACTCTTGCAAGAATCTAAATGCTGTTTTAGTCCTTCTTTTACCTGTTGGTACTAGTTTCTTGCTTAAAGCTTTTACACTACCATACTCCGGAGTTAGTATATCTTTTTTAGCAATATCTTTACTTAATATTGAAGACCCATTAGAGCGTTTAGTTATTACTAAATCAAATTCAGCATCAGCATCACCATAAATTTTTATATCTCTAGAATCACCCTTACTTGACACTTGAGCGTTACCAAATGTAATTTTCGATATCTCTTTTGTAACAGTAGGTATTTTTGCTGTTTTATATCTTATATAAGCCTTGCCAGGAGAATTTTGAGTTGATACCTTGCTTTTATAAATTAGTTTAAAACTATAAGCTGTAGCTCTATTTTTACTATCTCTAGTTACTACAGGGGATCTTAATGCGAGAATACCACTAGGCATACCAGCGAGTGCTAATAAAGGTGTTTCTGGGAAAAATTTATCAGGACCAGCTTCCACATTTACTTGGCCAATTACCACAGGTTTATCAGGCGTTGCTTCACCAACTATATTTATCTCAGTAAAATTATCAACTACAACTTCAGAATAAACAAATTCCGTTACCTCTGTAATTGTTACATCAGCCCCATTATTTGGTACTATATTATCATCTTCATTTATAGGATTTATTATTTCAAACTCATTTTCTATCACAATAGTTTCGTCAAAACTAATATCGTCTATAATATTAGCAATGTTTACTTTTCCATCAATATCTAACTTAACGGAAAAGTTACCCGCTAAAGTTAGTGGTCCCCTAGGCCCTCCACTCGCAAAACTTACAGTAACAAGAATAGTATTATTAACTGATCCCGCAATACCAGTATCTGTTAATACTATACTATCAACCCACCTATAATCAGGGCTCTCTGTTCCATCATCTAAAAAAGGTGTAGTTAAAGCAGTGTAATTACTAATTGAAAAATCTGATGCTGTTACTGTATACCCAGAATCAGGTACTACTGTTAGTGTACCGGAAGAAATCATATTACCATCAAACACAGAATCCCCAACTAATTCTGTAGCTCTAAAAACTTGCCTACCAAGTGGATCAATGCTATTACCTTGTACTGTATACTTATTTGTTGCCATTTATCAATATTTAATCATTAGTCAAATCATCATCACCATACGTACTCGTTAAACCATCAAATGTATCAGTTATTACTACATCAGCCTCTACTGGAGGCGTAGAGGTCACAACAGCAGCAAACCCTAAACCTTGAACGGAGAATTCGCTTGTGTCCAAGTTTTCCAACGTGGTTGTTTTTCCATTTATTTTATTAAACCATTTGTTTTCTTTATTTATAAATTCAGGAACTGTACCCGTTTGCAGGTCTGTTGTAAATGATTCTACCCACCATCCTTTTTTATCTATTAAATTATAATATTCACCGTCGTTAACACTAACGGATAAATTACTAGCATCTGCTCCATATGACTCAGTTGAACCAGTGTACTTATTTACTTTAGATTGAGTACCTTCGTAATTAATAGTTTTAAAAGATTTAATAATACTAGGTTGATCATTAAATACAACTTCTATCTCAGATCCATACTGTGTATTATAAAAATTATTTCTTTCAATATTATCATCATAATGTTCCCATGGGGCTAACTTCATTCCATCATAACCATCACTACCTGGAGTTGTTAGATATCTACCATTAACTGATAAACCAGTTGAAGGTATAAAAGATTTAAAGCTAGTCCAACCTTTAGATCTTTCGTTAAAAGATATTGTTACTGGTGGATCAATAGTAGAATTCCATTGCCAACCTGAATCAAGAGTTAAATTATACTCGCCACTAATAGTATCAAATGTACCTAACATAGAGTCGCTTTTTTTCATACGGTCTCTAAAATATGCGCTCATACCAATTTCTGATATAGGCGTTAATCCATCGTTGGACAGTCTTAATACAGCTCCTCTTTGTTTATCCGTAAAATATAATCTATATTGATCCCATGCTAGTGATTCTGGATTCTTAGATATACCATAATCACCTGAATAAGGATTTGCGTCTCCCAATACTCTATTTGTTGCTGTTAATTGAGGATTACCATCAGCGTTATATATAGCATCTTTGTTTGCTAAAACTTTTATGATTTTATCTTCAGCGAGTACAGTTAAATTTCTTTCAGCAGTTTTCAATGCCTGTATCGAACCATATATTGGATTTAGATTTTTTGTTATTTTTTCTGCCATGTTGAACTCATTCAAGTCATTAACACTCGACATGGAATTATATAATCCAGAATATATCAATCCACTACCTATATGCTCTTCTCCATAATTTAAAAACGTAGATGACACCTTTACGCCGTTGTCAATAGTCGGCGCATTGAAATCATCTTGTATTCTATCAGATTCCACACCATTACCAAAAGAGTAGCAATTAAACCACCCTAATTCTACAGGATATTTCCATACATTCGTATCTATTTTATACCATCCTTTATTAATATAAAACTCAAAATTAGCAGGTGGTGTTGGTTCAGTTAGTGGATTAAAGCCTTCAGGAAAAGCATATTTACCAGTTATCGTAATATAACCATTACCAATATCAGTAACAATGCTAACCCCAGCTAAATTAGGACTAAGTATTTGAGCACCTAACAAGCTTTCACCTTCAAAAATTGTTGGAGCATTATATAATTGCGTAAAACCATCTTGAACACCAGGTTGTGGTGTTGCGGTAAAAGAACCCCTTGGTGATGGAATAGGTATCTCCGTATTCCCAGGTAAACTTAGAGTATCATAAAAATCTATTATTTTAGATTTAACTACCACGCCACTACTATAAGGATTAGATCTATGAATAAAATGAATCATGTCTCCTATAGCAGCACTTTTAAAATCTACGTTATAACCAGGTGTTAATACACCACCTATATATTCGTATTGTTGGTATTGCAAGTGAACACCATCATTACCTATAATTCTATTTAAAAAAGGCACAGTAGATGATTCTATCTTTTTATAAGATCTATGTATCTCAATATGACTAGCATTTGATTTTTTACCTGGTTTTGTAAAAATTGTTAAGTCTTTTTTATCATCTAGTCTTAAAGGAATCCCTTCACTCGCCTCGTAATATATATCTAAACCAACATCTTCTTTCGGTTCCGTTTCCCAACAAGCCGCATTAGTAGCCAATGATTTATCTGATAAATCAAAATTACCAACTTGTGCTAATACTTGTATTTCTAAACTACCTATACCATCGTGCCTAACATCACCTCTTGGGTCCCACTGTGTGGTGTCTATTCCTTCATTTATTAATTCGTTATTATTATCATCTAATCTACAAAATCTAGTTATTATTGAGTATCTTTTTTTCAAGGGATCATCTGTAGCAGAGAAGTTCGTACTTTCTATATCTAGGTTCATTCCTGAAAATTCACCGAAATCTTCAAATCCATCTAGCCAATTAGTTGTTAATTGGTAATTTATTATTTTATAACGATTTCCTGGGTTAGGATCATTCGCAAATGTAAATATCGTACCAGGTGTTGTCATATCTGATTTAAATAAAGAATCTGTAGAAATACTATCCCAATCATCTTTAATAACGGAAAATGTAAACTGACCTAAATGGCCATCTGTTGTAGCCTTACCCTGACTTAATCCTGATGGTAACCAGTTTTGATTCTCACCACTACTCTCACTCCATTCAAGATTGTAAGCTGGATTTGGATACGTAGCTTCAGTACTGTCACCATTTCCTGTTCCCGGATAAGGTCCGTATATATTATTATCTATAAGGTGACTAATAGGTTGTCCTCCTGAGCCCAAAGCTTGTAGTACTTGTCTTTTATACTGATTATCATCTGGCCCCGTTATTTCCTTAATCAAACTAAAACCGCTATAAGCTGGTGCCTCATCTATAAATATATTTGTATCTCTAGCTGTGTTATTACCCTCACCAAGTAAGTTACTACCTTGATCCCACCACCAATTCCAAAATTGCTGTGTTTGAAAGTTATTTGAACTATGATCACCAGGTCCAAATAAAGATACTACTTGATTTTTGTCATCTCCGTAAATAGAATGCGTGTCATTAGCGTCTTCGTTAATACTATTTACCGTCACACCAGCACTTGGAACCGCTGGAAGATCACCGGTTAAATTATCAAGACTATTGTAATTTAACACATCATTGTCTCCAGTACCACCTATAGTGTCTATTTCATTTGTAGTAAATATATTCGCTCCACCATCTGTGTACGTGCTCCAATTAACCCCAGAATAAGTACCCACGCTCTCTACTTCATCTTCATCACTATCAGCAGGGTTAACTTGCCTTGCGGCTATATAAGCTACTTTATAAGTATTTTTTACTTCGTAACTAACTTGACTGCCTAATACTGAAGTTTCTAATGTTGAATCTTTTTCTAATTTAACAAAAAATCTACCATCAAATTGAGGTTTGTTTTCTACAATAGCGTCTCTAAACTCTAAACTGTATTGTATGTAATGAATACTCGCTGTATCATCAGCATCAGCTTTGTTGTCTATTAGCTCTGAAGGAGTTGACAGTTTTAAAATTAATTTTTGGTACATATTAACATCAACCTCTTCAAATGCCTCTCTAAGAACCACACCCCTGTCATCGTCTTTATTTATTATCTTTGTTATATTTCTCCAAGGGCTATATTCACTAACAGCTCCTTCCGAAGCGCTATTATATGTGCCTACAATCCTAACTTTAGCAATACCTTTAAAATCTTTAACTTCAGGGGCAGTTTCATCCCACTCTGCGGATTCTAATTTTATTGTTTTTTTAGCAATTAATTGATCCGGTATAGCATCACTTATGTTACCTACTAAGTCATTATAAACTTTATCTCTAGATATTTTAATTAAATCAAAATCATTGTTTACAGTCTTTATATAATCTGGGGCTTCATTTTCAATTGCTATAACTTTATATCTAGCTTCCTCAGTAACAGGGTTTTGATTACCATGACCATTTTTTAATATTAAAAATGTTTCTTCACTAATTTTATTTCTATCAACAGACGGAAAAGCTACCCAAACATTACCGTCCTCCGCATCGTACCATCTATCCATTATTAGATTGTAATATTCATTAGACGTTTCTTTTACAAAATACTTTATATAATTCATCCAATCTGGTGGCTCACTACCACTCCAACTTTGTTCTAATTGAAATTTATTACTTGATGATGATAAATTTTTTGGTACATTTAAATCACCAGTTATATTTTCTTGTAATTCGTTTTCGCTAAATTCATCTAATGGGTTTCTATAACCACTAGCTATAACAGGTGTTTCTCTACCATATTTATCTCCGAATACTGCGCCGAATTTATAATTTCTACTTGATTTTATAGATTTTTTAGGACTAGGAAATTGTATGTTATTAGATTTTATAGATTGCTTTAATCCAAATGGTATTAGTATATCATAACCTTGAATATAGTTACCATATATTAATCTATTAGCCGTCATCTCTTGAGCTATTGCATTTCTAGGTACATTATCCCAACCTCTAAGAGTTTGATTCGCTGGTAGTACTTTATGTATCATTTCAGAGGTTACTGACATAGAACCGTTTTCATCAGCTGTCCATTCTATATCTTTTGCTCTAGTTATGGATTTTACTACATAAACGTTTTGATTATCCGTAGTTTTCCAAAGTATATCAATCTCTTTGATGTCATTAGGTTTTATAGATACTATTGGATTTATATTTTCCCCACCGTTGATAATACCACTTACATCATTAGGTACAAAATCAGTTATTATTAGACTTCTAACATTACTAGTCATAGCTTTATTATAACCTTTACTAGGAGTATACTCAAAATCTCCAGGTAAAAAAGCAAGTTCAGACCAAGGCGAGAAAGAAGAATATTCTCCATCATCATATTTATATCTATAACCAAATCTCCCGAATTTAGTTTCAAATAAAGGTTTTCTTTGCTCTAACTCAACTTCCCAATCTAAAGGATTTATCTCTACCACATCATCACTAACAAATGATAGTCTAATCACTACATCTGGCCATTCTTCAACGCTAATAACTTTACCCCTTACTACCATAGGTTCGTTAGCAAAAAGGTTGTCAGCTGTAAATTTAAATACATCATCTACTCTACAGTCTATAGTAGAGGGAAATGTTATATCATTTATTATAGAACCTTCAGTAGGCACTAATAAAGTATCACTCACAAAATTGTGGTCTATTTCGAATGTAGTGTCACTAGCTCTATCACTAGTTGCTAATTTTAATTTAGGCGCTGATGTAGGTGCTTGTTTTATTACCGTAATATTTTCTTGTTTAATATCAGCTGATAATAAGTTAGGTTCTATATCATCGTCTGTTACTATAACAATGTCTCCAGTTACAGGATGTGTTACGTAAAGTTGTGTGTGAATAGTATCATTTACAGTTCCTTCTCTAGATCTTTCAATATTAATTTTTTTTGGTTCATGAACGCCATCGGTCCAAAATAACATATCGTCTAGAATATTAATACCAGTTAGTGTATTTTTAATTCTTTGTAAAGTATTTTCTGATCTCTTATAGTAGTCAAACTCTAATACTCTTTCTTCACTAAAAAACTTCATAGCAACGCATTTTTCTTCTAAATCCTCTGTTTGTTTTTCTGCTAAAACTATTAAGTTATTTGTTGCATTATTTGGGTCTTCTACTATATTAATAACTTTAACCCCCTCCTCTTTAATTACAGATCCATCTGGTAACGTTCTAGAATGCCATAATAAATGATTACCATTAGTATCCCAAGCGTGGAGTGACATACCTATTCTTATATTACGAGCGCCATATAGTTGGTTACGCACAGTCAGGTAAGCGTAATCAGTCGAATCACTAGTATTCTCAGGACCTACCATATCAGAGTAAGTAGCTGTGATCATATAAACATCTGTAAATATAGCATCGTGATTTTGAGTGTTACCCACTGGCGGATTATAGTTTATTTCAAATATACTATCTTTCCATTGTCTAAGCGAGTAACCAAGACGAGTTGATCCATCATCATTAAGGCTTTCTGCTACTATATCAGAATATGGAACACCATGATGTATACCGTCAAATGGTAGTGGGTCCGCGACAAAAAAGAAAGCCCGATCATTAGCCTCGTCTGCGACACTTCCAATTATTCTAGTGTAATCTTTACTACCAGAGTTATCATCATCTTTATAACTCTTCGTGTAAGTAACACCACTTGCGATAAATTTATTACCTTTTATATTTTGAGCAGTGCCAGCGTCACCAACCCCACTGGAGTTAGCGTCCGTTGTTCTAACTTGTATATTTAAAGCATCCCTATATTCACCATTTTGAACAAGTCTTTCGTCTATGTCCTTGTTCATTTTTCCGGATTGGAATACATGTTTAATTTCAGGCATATCGAATTATTTTATTATCTTACTCATTCCTTTTAATACTTGAGTAAACTCTTCTATTTTAATATTTGATAATCTTATTTTTGCTTTTCTAGATTCAGCAAATCTTTCTTTTTTAAATCTTGCAACTAAATATTCTGGTATATTAGATTTTGTAGATAGTATACCATGCGCTATCCATTTGTAACAAGCTTCTTCACAAAACTTATGTACTACCATTTCATCATCAGTACCTAAGCCATCACTAACATATTTTAATATGACAGTATCTCCAGCTAAACTAGAGCCAAAGTGTATATACCCTCTAAGATGGTCTATATAAAAAGTACCATTAGACTGTGCATGTTGTGGATCTAATCCATATCTTCTACCTCTGTTATCTATTTCTATATCAGTTGTGTCATCAGCATAAACATCAGTGTCCACTTGATCTTTAAATTTGGCCCATGTATCACTTCCTGTAGATTGCTCTGTTAGAGTATCGGCTACACCGTCGCTATCAGTATCAGTAAATTGATATACACCATCAGTGTCTTGTGTTATAGCAAATGGATTAGACGTTTTCCCTGTAGGATATAAAACCCTCTCTATACCTTTACTGTCAACTCTTGCTAATTTAACGTAGTTAACGTAATCTTGAGGTAAGATCATTTTGAGTGTATTTGGGACCTCTATTTCATGAGCTTTGATAGATCTAAATACATCATATGAGAGTTCCTGTATAGCTCTCATGGCATGGAACTGAACGTCGGTTCTATTTACTTTAGGTATTATCTTTCCCTCACCAACATACGATACTATAAAACCATTTATAATATGATCTAGACTTATAAATTGATAGTTACCATAATTACCAGAATTATTTGAATTATAATAAGTAGCCTGTGTTGTTCCGTTTAATAATCCCATAATTAACTATTTTGTTCTTGTTTAATCATTTGCGCTCCCTGACCCCCAGCTTGTATTATATCTGGTTGCTTTATTGTTAATCCAGCTAACATTAATACTCTTAGTACTAAATTTTCTTCTTCAGAAATGTGCAGCTCGAAATTAGTACTAGTATTACTATTATATAAAGCCTTTTCATTAACAACTACATATCCCCATTTAGGTGCTGTAGGCGTCTTATAATAACTAACCTCAAACTGTTCATAGTCATTATTTAAACCAGGTAAATTAGTTCCGTAAATGATATTATATGTTGAAGAAGAAGCTGGAGGATATATAGTAACAGTACCCGCATCTTCTCTAACAAATACAGATCTTGTTTGTGTAGCTTTTGTTAAAGGGTGATTCTCAGTGTAAGATATTTGATCTTTGTTCATTTGAGTAACTCTAGTACCATTACCCCTTGTTATACTAATAAGTTTCTGTATACCATATGTAGACGGTAGAGTTAATGTACCATTATTGGTCTTTGCAGTAGTATCGTAATGGAATGGATGGAGTTTTTCTTCTAGCATCTCTAACTCATCTGCGTAATTTTCAAGTCTTTTAGGTTTTGCTTCAGACATCTTTACTCCATGAAAATAATTTTCATAAATTTCATTTTGAGCCTTATCCGCTAACAAGTTAAATTCTTGCGGCGTTACATAACCCCTTTGTTCTTTATTAGCCATAGCTAATACCTTTTGATATACTGTATCTACACTTATTGCCATTTGTTTATATTTTACTATTATATAGTTACATAATAAAGTGAAAGGTTAGTATTTAAATAAAAATAGCCACCCGTTAAGGTGGCTATAGTTTTGTTAATTCGAATTAACTAGTGATTTAGTTTTATTTCATTCTTTTTTCTAAATTAGAATAAATTTCCATACCTTCATCAGTTTTAAACCAAGCAGCTAACGCTGAATATGGATGCTCGTCAAAAGGAACAGTTAATAATTTTTTATTATTAGATGACCAATAAAAAGTTCTTTGATCTCCTGATAATCTTATTATTCCTGATTCTACAGATTTTATACCAAAATTCCTAAGTTGTATATTTTCATCTGTAACTAGATCTATAAATAATTTTGGATTACCTCTAGCAAATAGTAACAAATCTCTTTTAAGTTCCTTAGAACTCATCTTAGATACTTCAGATCCAATCTCTACTCTCATTATAGCTTCAGCTAAATCGATATCTATATCTTTAGCTAACTTTAACGCCTCAATTTCGAACTCTAACCAATCTAATTGGTTTTCCGCTATTTTTATAGGTTGATGTTCTGTATAGATTATATTTCTCATTGGATGATATAAAGAAAGAAGTTTTTGTAGTATTACTTTATTTCGTGGTACTGATAACGTACCATTTCTAAAAATAATATGCTCCAATCTTTGATCGCCTTTCATTTCATCAACAAAACATGTTCTTTGATTAGAGCAATATTTTAATTCTCTTTCGTAACCCTTCTCTTCATCAAACCAATATATATTAGCTGATTTTATTGTTTTTGAAAGAGGTGTTTTACCTTTTAAATGATAAACTCTATCTTTAACTTCCCAAGTATTTTTTGGCTTAACCTCCATTTTAGGAGTTTTAACTTTAGGCTGTTCTTTAACAGCAACTGTTTCTTCAACTACAGGTTCTTCAACCTCAGTCATTTTTTTCTTTGTCATAATATAATATATAATATAATTAATAAAAATAAAATAGAGGCAGCGTTTTAGCTGCCCCTATCTTAAATAAATACTAGTTCAATAACATAAAGTTATTAGCACCTTGTACAACTAAACATCTTTCAGTTAAGAAGTTTACAGTCATAGCATCTAAATCAGATGAAACAGCACCAACTGAACCTGTAACCCAAGTTTTCATTTTTCTGCTCTCTGTGTTAGAAGCTCTGAACCGCATGTGTAAGAAAGGTCTTTTTAAGTTCTTTCCTAATTGCTGATCGTAAACAGTAGATGTTCCAGCTGGAATCATAACACCACGTATAGCACCAACAGTATTTCTATCGTTGATACCACCTCTTGTAGCCATGTCATTTAAGTATTTCCAGTCAGATTTATAGAAGTCATAAGAACCTCTTCTAAATCCTGAGAAACCTAAGTTTAATGCCATATTTTCGTCGTTATCAAATACTCCATAAGAAGTACCACCAGCTCCGTAAGAATTCATTGAAGCAAGCATGTCATCTATTGCAAGAGCTGTTGCTCTATTAACAAACATCATGTTTTCTTCAATAGCACCATTCTTATCGAACTCTGCTAAAATAGCGTCAAACTCAGCTAAATCAGTAGCAGCGTTAACACCAGTAACACCAGATGATTGATGACCTCTTGACTCGATAGCAGAAAATAAACCTTCAGTACCTTGTCTTTCATCAGTACCTACTACACCACCTAAAGATAAAGATGCTGTTGCAGCTTTTTCAGCTTCTATTAATGACATTTCACAATAATCATTAAAACGAGATCTAGTGTCTCCTTCAGCTTTTAAGTACCAGTAATAACCGTTTTGTCCGTCTTCACCAGATACTTCAACCCAACCAATTTGAGCAGCATCAGATCCTGATACTTCAAATTTATCTTTCATGATAATTGGTTTGTTAGTAAATGTAGTGAAAGAAGGTTTGTTAGAACCATCTCTGTTAGTCATAGTATTAAATGATGTTCCTTTTTTGTATTCAGAACCATAAACCATAATAGTTAAATTGTCTGAATCACCGAAACCAACATCGTTTAAATGCTCGTGAGAGTAAGGTTGAACAGTAATAAAATCTGTTGCACCACCAGAAGATGTAGCTGTAGAAGCGCCATCAGCATCAACTACAGAAACATAACATTTCGCAGTTAACGTTGGTGAAGCTACTATAACTGTATCTCCAACTCTAATACCGTGAGTAGTACCAGCATCATTACCATCAATATCAGTATCAATTTGAATAGTACTAATATTAGCAGTACCGATAGTACCTTTGTAAGATAGATGTAATCTACCTTGTTCTGACCAAATAACTTGGTCTGCAGACATAGCTTCTTCTGCACCTACTTGAGCAAGAAAACCCGAGATTGTTCTTTGTCCGAAAACCTCAGCTTCTTTGGCCATTAGGTCAGGAAGGTATTGCTGTGCCCACCCATTAGTTTGTATGTCCAAATAATTATCAGAAGTAGTTGCTTGTACAGAAGCTGCTCTTGAATTATAAGGACTAGGACTTGTAATTGCCATAATTTATAATTTTTTTAAGTTAATTTTTCTTTTTAATTTTGAAAGATCTGTTTTTCATATCAGAAGAAGTTTCACCTAATACCCTAACTTTTACACCGCCAGCTTCAAACTGACCATGGGTCTGTCTAGGATCTAAATTAATATTTTTATCTTTAGCTATTTGATTTTTAACCGCGTCTGCTTTACCTTGCTCATAAAAATGTTTCGCAATAGCATCAGCATTCATGGCTGTAAATAAAGATTTATGATAACCTTTAGCATCCTCAAGTGTATCATTTTTTTCGTTAGTAAACTTATTAACAAAATTGTTTATATCACTTTGAGTTGTCTTTACATTATCTACATCTTTAACATTAAACCTGTAATTCTTATCTCCAACGTTGTATTCAAAACCTTTGAACTCATTGTTAAAAACGTTATCAGTTTTCTTTAAAAATGTTTCTTTACTTGCTTCAGATAATTTCTTCTGCTCTTCAGATTCTTTATTGTATCTATTAAAGAAGTCAATAGCTTTCTGTTGATCACCAGTAAGTTTACTTCCTGCTTTAATTTCCTCGTAATATTTAGACTTTTGCCCGTCTAAGTAGGCTTTAGCCTCGGCAACTTGCTCTTTAAGGGCTATTTTCTTTTTACGTATTGTTTTCTCATCATCTAATTCCTCATCAACACCAAAAGTATCTTCTAATAAAAAAGCTCTTTCCTCTGGCGTTAAATGAGACTTAGTATTTTTATAATACTCATTTAACACATCGTCATTATCCATTTCAGAGGTATCTCTATTTAACCTTACATAATCATTTAGATCTCCACCTGTTTCATTCATGAACTCAACGAGTTTTTGAACATTTTCAGGTAATGGCTTCCCAGTGACCTCTGATTCTATAACAGCTTCTTTTAACTCTTTTTCTATAACACCTTGTTCTTTGAGGTCCTCTACTGAAACCTCTTCGATTATTGGTATATCTTCTTTTACCTCTTCTACAGCCTTTGGTTCTTCTTCTACGTTTTCTTTTTCTTCAACAACTTCAGGAGGTGGTTTACTTAAATCTACCTTTATGACATTATCGTCATCCGTAGATGTAAATCTACCTTTTTTATCTCTTAGTTGTTCTTGTTTTACTTCTTCAACCTTTTCTATAGGTTGTTCTACTGTCTTTTCGACAGCTTCTTTGTTTTTCTCCATAATAAAATTTTATAAAATATTAAATATTAGAAAGGCGAGAATTTATTTGTCCCCGCTCCTCCTGTAAGTATATCATTACCTGATGATTCAAATTGTTTATCAGCATCACCCTGTTTTCTTTGCTCAATCATGTTCATTTGATGATTAGCTTGTCTATCAACTCTTTCATCTTTCCTATCTTCTCTTTTATTTTCTTTTTCTTTGTCTGTGTCTTGTTTAGATTCTTCTAATTGAGAGTTTAAGTCAAATTCAAATTGCATTAGTTCTTTTTTAGCCTGAACCTCAGCTTGTAAAAATTGCGTTTGCAATTGGTTTTTAGTTTGTTCTAACTGAGCCTCAGCCTGTGTTTTAGCTTGAGCTTTTTGCATTTCAGCTTGAGCCGCCGCTTGTTGTTGTTGTGCATTAGCCGCTGCTTGTGCTTGGATATTTTGCTGCTGCATTGCTTGATCTTTAGACATTTTAGCTTTTCTTTTTACCTTTAGTAGTTGATTAGCTAATTTAACGTTTCTTATAGATCGCAAATCTATAGCATCATCTAAATCAATAGACTGTTGTGCTATAGCTGCTTGTATATTATTTTCTAACATAGCCTTCTCTTCTTCGTCTGGTAGCAGCTCTATAAATATACCAAAATCATAAAGATGTAACTCTGTTAATTCTTCTAACGTAGCAACGTTATGCGCCCCAATAGCTTGTATAAATGCTTCTTTAGTTGGAGAGTACTCAATAATATCAGATATTCTTAGTGACATACACTCTGCCACCTCCGCTGTTAAGTATAACATTGATTGTAATATATGTCTTGTCGCGGTGTTTGAATTTGCAGCTGCTAGTTTTTGAACACCAACTAACGCGTTTTTATCTGGAGTAGCGGCATCTCTTGCTTCGTTTAACCCAGTAGTATCTCTTATCATTTGTAGATAATAGTTATACGTAGTAATTAAACTTTGGATTTTATTTCCACCACCACCGTTTTGTATTTGTTGAATTGGCACTTTAGCCGGATTACCGTCTCCGTCTCCCGTGAAGCTCCTACCAATAACAGAACCAGTTTGGAAGAACATGTTTAAAGCCTCTTGCGGATTATAATTTGTTCCGTTACCAAGATCTACCTCAGCTATACCATCTACGTCAAGATATACACCATCTGGCACCATTCTTGACATTACTTGTTGTAACTTTAAATGAGTAAGTTGTATCATATCTGCGAAACCAGTTATTCTACTAACTATAGATTCTAACTTTCCTTTGTACATTCTAGGAGCTACTATTTGGTAATTCATTTTAACGCTACCAAAATCAGAATCACTCCTCATCATGTTATCAGCCATTTTCCATTTTAGTAATTTATCTGCACCTATTAAATACACGCCCTCGTATAATACCTCAACAACTCTTTCTAATTTCTGAAAATTTCCATCCATGCTTTCTACAGGAGGATCAAACGTGTCATCTTTTTGAATAACCTTTTCAGCACCACTACCCATAGTCTTTAATTTATAAACATCGTTCATGTGAGTTTTGTAATTAAAGTAGAGCACTTCAATTTTATTTTTATCCGCGTTAAGTCTATAATTATTTTGACTATATACAGTTCTACCAGAGTTATCTATTATTTCTTTTATTTCATCTTCCGTTAAATCAGGAAATTCTTTTACTAATTCGTTTATTGGCACTTCCTTTATTTCACCAATATAATATACATCCTCGAAATATGGCGACTCGGTATATGAATAAACTAAATTAGCTGGATCAACATATTTCGCTTTAGCACCTTCTGTCCAGTCAAAAGTAGTTTTAGTAGCACCTATGCCTAATGTAACTAAATCATAAAGACATCTTCTTCTAACTAAATCATAATCACTGTTCTCCATTAAAACATCTATAGCCTGTTCTTCTGCTATTTCTATAGCTTGCTTATACCCAATTTGCATATGTAAAGCTAACTCTTCTTCATTATCTGGTAAAGTTTCTGGGTTATTTTCAGATATATCTATACCAAATTGTTCTTGTACTAAAGTACTGAAATCTTTAGCTCTCATGTCTCTTAATAGAGATTCCATGTATTCAGTTCTTTTACTAACACCGTACTGGTCTTGTGCATAGCAGCTTATTTCGTAATTTCTTTGTGACATTCCGTTAACGACTATATCAACGAATTTAGGAATAATTGGAACAGGCTTCCAATCTAAGTTAAGGTAGGATAAATCACCATTTATAGATAATTCATTTTTATATTTTTGAACTGATTGCTCTCCTCTCGCGTACAATCTCAATTGATGGTAGTTATTTATATTACCGTCAAATTTAGAAGTAACTCCAGTGAACCATTCCTGTCTTATAGCTTTTGCTACTTTAAGTCCATAATCTTCGGACAATTTTTCTAAATCACTAACCGCTTGAGATGGAAAATTTATATGAGCGTCTGATATCATACTTTATTATTTATTATTTTCGATTGAAATCCTCTATTATTATATTTCAATATATTTATTGATACGGGTTTTTTATTCTTATCTGGATTTGGTCTATACAAATGTCTGTTGCAAGCCATTATTGCTAACCCAGTGCTAATTGAAGCATCATGCTTAGTCCTTTTGTTTATATCAAATTTAGACCAATCATTTAGTGTTTCGTTGAAATACATTGTACCATAAGTACCATCTTTTAATAATCCAACGTGATCGTTTATATACATTTCTATTGCAGCAGCATGAGCTTGTTTTATATCTTCACTAGAATTAGGTATTCCACCAACTTCTTTCTCTGCTACAGATAATTTGTTCCAAATCTTGTCTGGCCTGTTCATACTAAATCCTCTGTAACCTCTTCTACGTAAATAGTATAATAATCTCGGTTTATTATTCTCTGCAAGTATTGGCATTCCATAAAATACTAAAGACATTAAAACATCTTCAAAAAATATTTCAGCCGTTTGTGGTCTTGCTATGTACTCTAAGAAGAACGTGTTGGCTGGAGCATCTTCCATTGAGAATTTTGTTAATCCATGTAAAGCTCCTTTTGATCCTGCTCCATCCACTGTTCCTGATATATCGTACGAGTCACAACCAAAAGAACCCATATGCTCATTTCCTGGATATTTTGCGCCATTTTTTAAAATAACATTATTTTGTAATTTAAAATTTGGTACCCAACTTACTTTAAATCTCCCTTTAGGATCTGGATTAAAAGTTACTCTAGTGTCTTTAACTCCATTAGCCCATTGAAAGTTACCAGGTGTTAACACAGATGAATTTCTATTTCCTTCGTTATAATCTATTTGCTCATATATTTTTATAAGATTAAACAAACTATGACCAGTTTCATCTCTAAAAGCGTGCTCTTCAGTTCTCGGGAACTGACGGTAGAATTCATTCAAAGCGTCTTGATCATCCCTTAATCCATCAGCTTCGTTTTCCCAATGATCTATTACCCCGTAATCTATCTCTAATCCGTGTGGATCAAATGATTGTTCTCTAGGAGAGTTAAATACAGGTTGTCCGTATTCGTCGATGAAACCCTCGTAATTCCATTCCATAGGAATAAACAAAGAATATAATCCTGACTTAGTCTGTCCATTTCTATTTCGCTTTGTAACATCTGAATTGTTGTATAAGTTCTTAAAATTATCACCACCTTTATCTAATGCGTTAGAAGTAGATCCCATCATACATTTTCCAACTACCCTACTACCTAGTCTTAAACAAGTTTTTGTAACTCTCCAGTTATTTTTTATATTATCAGGTCTCTCCCATTTACCACTTTCATCATGTACTAATAGTGAAAGTTTCTCACCATCATAACTATTATCACCTGTATTTTTCCAGTCAATAGTTGTATCAAGTCCTTCCATATCATCTTGCTCTTCTCGCTCCCTCATTTTCTTACGAGTAAACTTCTTTGCGGGGACTCTATAAGCGAGTTCGGACTTTGGCCGGTCCATACCGTCCTGTATTGGCTTGAAGAAGAATGGGTAATTTAAACTAATTGGTACTACTTTGTCGGTGAACATTTTCTTTGCATCACTACCAGTTTTAGAAAGTATCCCAAATCTACTATCACTAGCTAATGTAGCTAAATTAACAGTTTCAGCTGAACTCATAAATGAAAAACCAGAACGTCTATTTTTTAAATAACACATTCCGTAACTTCTTTTATCCGCCTTACAAGCCTCCCAAAATATAAAGAATAATCTATTTGCCTCTCTATAATCTGGAGCTCCAACATCAATCTTGCTCCATTGTAAGTACATATAGTGCGTGCCTGTTATATATGTTGGTTTACCATTATTCATAAACCAAAACCCTTCGTCTCTTCTCTTAAACTCTTCATCTATATATCCGTAATGTTTTTCTTTAAAATCATCTGGATAATCCTGCCAATCAAATACAGTTTTAATTCTTTTGAAATCAGAGTTAGATGGAAATCGTTTCCATTTCTGCTTTGATTGTGTTTTACTACAACAATATATTTCTTTTGGTTGTTTAGGTAAGGCTATTTGAAAGCCTTGTATTTCTAGTACTTCACCTATTTGACCTGTTTTAGATATAGAAACTATATCAGCTTCTTTATTATAACCGTATTTCCATTTTTTAGCCTTATTAAGCCTTTTAATGGTATTTATTTTTATAGGCTCTACAACCTTATATAATGTTTGTTGATACATTATTTAGATCTTCCTTCTGCGAATCCCTTGAAAGTAACTTTCTTTTCCTCTTCCATCGGTTTACCCTCTAACATGTTTTCTTCCTCATGGATTCTGTTTAATATTTCAAACGCATCAAATATAGCTAGTTTCTTTGTTGCTGCGGCATTCTTTAATCTATCCGCCGATATATCCTCATCTGAATCAACTATTTCTTCTCTAGCAACTTTAATTAGTTCTTCAACCGCTTTATGCCCAGCTTGGATTATATTCTTTTTCGTTTCCTTTATATTCATATTTAATTGTAATAAATTTATTTAAAACTCTATATAATCTTTGTTCGTCTATAACAAACTCAAATTCACTACCAGGTTTAAACCCTACTAACTCTTCTTTATTAAACTTACCATCGGAGTATTTAATTATACCCATTAATGGCATCTCGTTACTTATGTTAAAATTGTTAATAGATTTTAATGGTTTTATAAAACTAAACCCTGGCATAGCTCTCCAATCTTCTTTCTTATAAAGAAAAATTTGATCACTTGATACTATATATTTATTATCTTTCCAGTATGATCTACTATTCCTTTCCTTACCTTTAATATCGTTCCATCTTCTAAAAACATTATGATGAATTATAACTTCATCATTCTCACTTATAGGTGACTCAAACAACAATGGTGTATTGATTACTTTAGCTTTTCTATTAACATATTGGTGATTAAACATCTCTGTGTTAAGTATTAAGTCTTTATCACCTACTTTTTTAGAATTATTATATCTCTCACCTATTGGTGATACTACAAACTCTTTATAAGCCCTCATTAATATTCTAAATTATACTCAATAGATATAGCCATGTTTTTATTAAAATCTTTCCATGGAATAACTATATCTCCCTTTCTTATATAAATACAATATTTATCTTCCTCTTCTATTATATCACAAATCTTGTGACCACCGTAAACCTCTTGTCCTACAGAGTAGTGCATAGAATCGTTTTTATAATCTTTACCTATAGTGATTTTCCTGATGATATTATTTTTCATCTTTAGGCCAATTTATAGTTCCATCCATTATGTTTATATCAAAAGAACCATACTCTTTAGAAAATACATCTTGCATTTCTAGTATTTTCTTCTGTGATATACTTAAATCATGAAGCAATGTATGTTTCTGTGCTTCGAGTTTACCAATATTGAATTGTAAACTATTTATGACGTTTACCACGTCTTGCATTCCTTTTAAGTGCTCGTCAGATATTTTATCCGCTTTTGGTTTTAAGTCAACCAACTTTTCTTTATTTCCCATTATATTTAATTTTATTTAATTTAATTTTTTTAACACGAGGTATATCCAGCAGTTTTCCCGTCTACAACTTGTACACTAAAGTACCTACCTCTATCAGGACCTACTTTGATATATCCATTCGCCACGTTAAATTCGTCAGCTTTTCTTTTCTTTACAATAATAGGGTCACCTGTAGTTAAAGGTAAAGCACTATTTCCACCATGGTAGTAGGTAATATTAACATCACCGTTCATAACCCCGCAAGCAGCACTACCTTGTACGGCAGATCCTTGAAAAGCTCTAAAGTCTTTTGCAAGATCAACTTCTTTTTTTCTTTTTACCATTACGGCCTTATTTTTACCCTTAATTTGGGCCATACTATTATTATTACCTAAGGCCATTAGTATCCGAAGTAAACTACTATACCACTAGTAACACTATCTTTTATTCTAAGTGAAGACCATCTACCATATATAGTTATTCCCGCTGCTAAAACAACACTACCTATATTATCTAAAGCTCCCGTAGCGTCCCCACCTATTGCTTCGTCAGCATCGTATAGTGTTCCGCCATCACCAGTTCCATTTGCCACAACAGTTGTTCCAATAAATTTAGCGTTAGCGTCATTAACTGGAATTAGTTCATCTAACTGAGTTGTTCCAATAATAGAAGTAATAGATGTTATAACCATTCCGCTTGGTGGTATAAATCTTTTGTCTTGACTAGATATATATACACTACCAAGTTGGCCTTGGTTATATGCTACGTTTTGTGAATTCATAATTATTTATTATTTATTTGTTGTTGTTCATTTTTCTTAGACGATCCGCCGAAAAAGAAATCGACCACCGTGTTTACCTTAGCACTCATAGCACCGAATATTGTTGATATAAAGCTTATTTCAAATTCTCCTAGGTCTATATCACCCATCATGAAGAATCTAAACATTACAAAACTTAAAGCGAAATATGCTACCGTGAAGAGTGTGGCAAGTATTTTCTGAATAAGTGCATCGTCTTTATACAAATCTCTAGCGCTCTTTCTGTCTTCGACTTCTTTTGCAAAAGCTTCGGCTTCGGCTTCGAGTAGTAATCTTTTAAGTGCAAGTTTGGCTTCATCTCGCTCTTTGTCTGTTGTAATAACTTTATCAAGTATTCCTTCTGCATTTTCTACTACTTTACCGAATAAGCCACCTACTAAATTTTTTATCATCTTTCATTATCTTTTATCATATCATCGATAGACTTATTCATGACCTTATCGGTGTACGATTGATTATTAAAAAACACACTCTTTCCCGAAGTAGGTATATCCTCCTCTCCTAATAATATTCGGTATATCCTACTAATTAAGTGTGAACATTTAAAAGAGGTTTTGAATACAGAGTATTTGATGGTTGTTCTATTTCTGTGTCTCCACGTTTCTATCCAACCATTCCTCTTTAGTTTCTCCCAACGGTTCTTATCCCAACTCATGGTATATGTTCCGTCAATAAATTCATTTCTTGTAAAACGCCCCTTGCAATCTAAATATATTAAG